GGATTACGTTTGGTTAAATATGTTGTCTCGGGGATTACGTTTGGTTAAATATGTTGTCTCGGCCTGTGAAACGGCCGAGGTGCAGCACCAAGAACGAGCCGGGACACAAGAACCGAGCTTTGTATGCTCAGGACGATGCCTCGTTCTTCATATCCGCCTTTGCTTCAGTTGCTATGGAAAGGTCAATCAATGAGGGCGGTATATATGCGAAACAGGCCCCTGATGATGTCGTCAACTGGGTGCGCATGCATAAGTTGTATTCGGAACAGGGCTGCTATTTTTTGTCGTTGGATTACAGTGACTATAACACCGAACATGAGATGACCACCCTGGCATTGTTAGACTTCTGTTGGGCCAAGGCATGGTTGAAGGTTGCCGCGGGGAGGCCTGTCTTCCTGCAGAAAGCAGCAGCTGCTGTATGGGCAGCAGAAGCATCACTCAATGCGTGGGTGGACTTTGGGAACGGAGAAGTCAGGGTCACTGGTGGCCTTTTCTCGGGTGACAGGAATACATCTCGGGACAATTGTGTGTTGCATGCGGCTTATAGCCACCTGATGCAGTGTGCCACTAAGGAACAATTGCCGGACTTCCAGATACACGGACTCTGTATGACCGGCGATGATGAGGATGCGGCATTTGTCAACTGGGTGCACGCGCTGGCGTATATGCAGAACCACATGCGTGCGGGGTTCGTGCTGAAGATTGAAAAACAGTTGGCAGGTACCCCAGATCAGCCTACACATGAGTACCTGCAAAGGGCGTTGACCGTTGACGGGCGGCCGAGTCAGCCCCTGGCCTCATCACTAGCGCAGATGATGTCGGGAAACTGGTATAAGGAGCAATATATATGGTTCGATTCCTTAATTGGTGCTGTTAACAGCAACGGGTGGGAACTGCATGTCAGAGGGCTGCCCTTAAACGTAGCTAGGTTCCTCACCGGTAAGGTTTTGTCCCGGACTCTGCGAGCCAGGAAAAATGATGAGGGGTGGGTGAAACTAGAATGGTGGAAATATCGTACCAATGGGGCGTACTCACCGTTGTGGGGAGTCGTGTCTGACAGTGCGCCGTCATTACCTGACAGTAAAGATGTTGTTGGTGTGGCACCACTGACGCACGGTCTTCTAGCATGGCGGGCTAAGAACGCCAAGCGTTTCC